CCGCTGCCGATGTCGTCGCCGCAAGGCAAGGGCCTCGCGCACTTCCTGATCGACTACGGCCCCGAGCACGACCTCGTGTGGGTCGTCTTTCAGCAGAACAAACAAATCTGGTGCTGGCGCAATCAGGACGTGCTCGCCGACGCCAACATCACTTACGGCCGCCCGAAGGATCCGACGCATGAGTAACATCGTTGACCTTTACGCATGGCGTAAGTCGCAGAGCGATCGGCAGTGCGTGACGTATACGATCCACGTCACGCACCACGCCGACGGCGAGATCGAGACGTTCGTCGAGGACGTTGATGACGACCCCGACACCGACAAGGTCATGCACCTGCTTGAGCTGATCGTGAACTCGCACAAGCTGCGCAAATACGCCGAGTACATCGCCAGCCACTTGCCTGAGATACTTGATGATGAGGGAGAGCAGCATGAGTGACGCATCGATGAGTGAAGAAGATATTGCGCACATCTTTGGAGTGTCGCCGCGCGCAGGCACATGGCATCCGATTGAGACTGCGCCGAAGGATCATTTCATCCTCGTCACTGATGAAGACGGTATTCGCATCGACCAAGTTAAGTGGGTCCGCATACCGAATGGCGAAGGATATAATTGGATCACGATGGACGGCGCGTGGCAGCCAAATGCCGCGTTGAAGTATTGGATGCCATGCCCCTCGAGGCCGTCGATCTATCAGGAATGGGATTGATGACGCAACACGTCCTCACATACGAAGGCCAGATCCTCGACATCGATCGTCAGTTGATGGAGATCCTGCGCGCCGAGTGTGAGGAGAGCCTCGCGTCATTCGTCAAGCAGGCGTGGCACATCATCGAGCCGGGCCAGCCCTACATCCACGGATGGCACATCGACTTCATCTGCGAGCACCTCGAAGCCATCACACGCGGCGAGACGCTTGACGACGGCACGCCATACAACCGCCTGCTGATCAACGTGCCGCCGGGCACGATGAAGTCGCTGCTCGTCGGCGTCTTCTGGCCCGCTTGGGAATTTGGCCCATGCAACATGCCGCACATGCGTTATGTCTGCGCCAGCCACAGCCTCGACCTCTCAATTCGCGACGGCCTGCGCATGCGCCGCCTGATCACGTCCGAGTGGTATCAGGAACGCTGGGGCGACCGCGTCCAGCTCACTGGCGACCAGAACCAGAAGACCAAGTTTGAGACGACAGCCACAGGCTTCCGTCAGGCAGCAGCGGCCGGATCGATCACAGGTGCCCGTGGCGATCGCGTGATCATCGACGACCCGCACAGCGTCGACGGCGCGAACTCCGACGCCATGCGCGAGAGTACGGTCCAGTGGTTCAAGGAGGCCGTGCCGACACGTCTCAACAACCCCGACCGATCGGCGATCATTTGCGTCATGCAGCGCCTGCATGAGGCCGACGTCAGCGGCACGATCCTCGACGGGCAGCTTGGCTACGACCACATCATGCTGCCGATGGAATACGACCCAGAGCGTGCCACGCCCACCATGCTCGGCCTCGAAGACCCACGCGAGGAGGAAGGCGAGCTGCTCTTCCCCGAACGCTTCAGCGCCGAGGTCGTCGAGCGCGACAAGCGCGTCATGGGGCCTTACGCCACGGCCGGACAGTTCCAGCAGGAGCCGACGCCACGCGGTGGCGGCGTGATCAAGCCAGCGTGGTGGGTGCTGTGGGAGAACGAGGGCTTCCCGCCCTGCGACTACATCGTGGCCTCGCTCGACACGGCCTACACGACCAAGCAGGAGAACGACTTCAGCGCGCTGACGGTCTGGGGCATCTTCACGTCCGACATCAGCTCGATCACGCAGAACAATTACGTCAGCCGCGATGAGCGAGGCCGCAGGCGCAGCATCGCCGACCAGAACGCGGCCTTCGACGAGGGCGTGAAGATCCGCGACCTGCTCGACGTGAACCCCGAGAGCGTGCCGCGCGTGCTGCTCTTGGGCGCTTGGCAGGAGCGGCTGGAAATGCCTGACCTCGTGCAGCGTGTGATCAAGAGCTGCCAGAAGTTGAAGGTCGACACGCTGCTGATTGAGAATAAGGCCGCAGGCATCAGCGTCGGCCAAGAGCTGCGCCGTTTGATGAACGGCGAAGAGTTTGGCGTGACGTTGATCAACCCCGGCTCGATCGACAAGCTGTCGCGCCTGTACAGCGTGCAGCACCTGTTCAGCGAGGGCGTGATCTATGCGCCCGACCGCCACTGGTCAGACCTCGTCATCAAGCAGTGCGAGGTCTTTCCGAAGGGCAAGCACGACGACCTTGTGGACACGGTCAGCATGGCGCTGCGCTACATGCGCGAGCGCAACTTGCTCGTGCGTGCGCCTGAGCGTATGGCTGAGATCGACGCGGGCCGCCGCCATGTGGGCAGCAGGCCTGCGCCGCTTTATCCGACTTGAGGAACCGAAAATGATACTGGCGAATGCAATCGTGGACGCAGAGCGCGAGCCGACCGACGTGGGCCTCGGCGTCTTCCGCGTCGAGGTCTGGGGCCGTCAGCCCCACGACTACGTCCGCGTCTATACCATCGAGGCTAAATCTGATACCTTGGCCGCTCAAGAAGGCCTCCGTCGATTTGACGCGGAGATCTCGCTTCTTTTGTCTGAGGGCTGATCCATGCCGCAACCCGGCCTCGTAAATCCGAACATTCGCCTGCCGGGTCTGCCTGACCCGACCATTCCCGCCAACGACACCGAGGTGATCATCGAGGCGGGCAGCGACGTGCCGGACATCGACGGCGAGGGCAACATCCTCCGCATCGAGCACGAGGACGGGTCTGTCACAGTCAGCCTCGACGGCCAGCCGATCGAGCGTGCCGAGCGCAAGGCCAAGGGCGGCTGGTTCAGCAACCTCGTCGATGACATCGACAGCAACGTGCTCGGCACGATTGCCAACGACCTGATGACTGGCATCGATGACGACATCGAGAGCCGTAAGGACTGGGTCGAGGCGCGCGCCCAAGGCATCAAGCTTCTTGGCCTGAAGATCGACATCCCCGGCGTGGGTGGCTCAGCCGACGGCGCTCCTGTCGAGGGCATGAGCAAGGTCCGCCACCCGCTGCTGCTTGAGGCCGTGCTGCGCTTTCAGGCCAACGCCCGCTCCGAGCTGCTGCCGACCGACGGGCCTGTGAAGATCCGCAACGACAACAACAATGCCGATCTGAAGCAGGACCAGCAGGCTAACGCGCTTGAGCGCGACTTCAACCACTACCTGACCTCTACGGCGGCCGAGTATTACCCTGACACCGACCGCATGCTGCTGATGCTTGGCTTCGGCGGCACGTCGTTCAAGAAGGTCTACTACTGCCCGCTGCGCAATCGTCCCGTCAGCGAGACGGTGGACGCCGACGACCTGATCGTCAACAACGCTGCGACTGACCTACAGAACGCCAAGCGCGTCACGCACCGTAGCTACATGAAGGCTTCGACGGTGCGCCGCTTGCAGATCCTCGGCGTCTACAAGGACACCGACCTGCCGACGCCGCAGGATCCGGCGCTTGACGCGGCTCAGCGCGAAGAGAAGGCGCAGCAGGGCATTTCACCCAGCTCGTTCCGCCCGCAGGACCGCGACCGCGAGATTTACGAAGTCTATTGCGAGCTGGACATTCCCGAATTCGAGCACAAGTGGAAGGGCAAGCCGTCCGGCCTCGAAGTGCCGTACCGCGTGACGATCGACGTTTCCTCGAAGGAGATCCTATCGATCGTGCGCAACTACGACGAAGACAGCGCGGAGCTGCCAGAGGCGCGCACGACGTTCGTCAAATACACGTTTGTGCCGGGCCTCGGCTTCTACGACATCGGCCTGCTGCACATCCTCGGCAACACCACGAACGCGATTACCGCTGCGTGGCGCGAGATGCTCGACGCTGGCATGTACGCCAACTTTCCCGGTTTCCTGTACAGCGACGCTGGCGGCCGACAGAACACCAACATCTTTCGCGTACCTCCGGGCGGCGGCGCTTTGATCAAGACTGGCGGCCAGCCGATCAGTCAGGCCGTGATGCCGCTGCCGTACAAGGAGCCCGGTCAGGCTCTGATGAACCTCGTCAGCAACATGGCCGAGACTGGCATGCGTATCGGCGGCACGTCAGAGCAGCAGGTCGGTGAGGGCCGTGCAGACGCGCCTGTCGGCACGACACTGGCGATGATCGATCAGGCCACCAAGGTCATGAACTCAGTTCACAAGCGCATGCATGCGGCGCAGGCCGAAGAGTTCAAGTTGCTGCGCGACTGCTTCAAGGAAAATCCCGAGAGCTTCTGGCAGCGTAACAATGCGCCCGCACTTCCGTGGGATGAGCAGACGTTCTTGCAGGCGTTGCAGGACTGCGACCTCGTCCCGCAGGCTGACCCGAATACGGCGTCGCACTCGCAGCGCATGATGAAGATCGTGGGCCTCAAGCAGCTTCAGGCTGCCAACCCCTCGATGTACGACCCGATTGCGATCGACACCGCAGCCTTGCAGGCTATGGGCTGGTCGAACCCGCAGCAGTTCCTCGTGCCGCCGTCTGCCTTGTCGCAGAAGCCTCCGCCAGAAGTTCAGTACGCGCAGGCGATGGTTGGCATCAAGAAGCAGGAGGCTGACGCCAAGACTGCGATGGTGCAGGTCAAGATGCAGGAGGCCGCTGCCAAGGCGCAGGGTCAGCCCGGCGACCAGCCGGATCCTAATCAGGCTATGCTCGACCAGCTCAAAGCGCAGGAGATGCAGCTCAAGGCCAATGAGCTTCAGGTAAAGCAGCAGGACCAGATGATGGATGCGCT